TCAGGGTCATCCCCAATTCAGTTGCAAGCATTAATTCAAAGTTGAGCCAGTTATCCGCCTTTAGTCTTTTTTTGCTTCTTCAATTGTTGCGTTTCCATTTTCATCAACTCCAAAAAGAAACAATTCTAATTCGTTTAAAATCTGTTCAGGTAATCGGCGCAATGCTGCAACTTCTCCAATAGAAAAAGCCTTCGTTCCGTCCTCCAGCTCCGCCTTCTCTATCAACATATAAGTTGACATCTTTATCGCTTCGTCTGTTCCTGCCCTGCCTTGAACGGAAAGACGATCGGCGCGGGTAATAGGCTTGAAATATAAATCCAACAAATGTTTTTCGTCGATGATTAGTTCATATTTACGACGACTATTCATGTCAAAAGCGGCCGATAAAATATCAGCCGCCCTTTGATCTGTCTTCTTTGTTGCCATGAAAAAATTATCTTAATAAGATAATTCTACACAAGAAAGACTTTTTAGGTTGTAACGGAGTTAGTGATTGCGCCAGAAGCTTGGAAGTTCACAGAGCAAGTTTCAACTTCGTTTGTTGTTGCGCCGAAATCTACGCTTGTGATGATTCCACTGAATCCAATCTTCCTTGTGCTGTCGAGATAAAGTTCAAACGCTGCATCCGCAGGGTCGGAAGCAGTCAACGCTTCAACAATAATCTCTCCAGCTCCAGTTGATGCGCCGGGTGCTTCATAAAGCATTTCAAGCGAGCCACTTCCTGAAGTCAAGCCACCAATAAAAGACTTTGCGGTGTCTCCTAGCTTAGTTGTTTCGTAGGTTTCTTTCTCTTCGGTAAAGCTCCAGTTTTGAACTCCAGCAACAGCAGCCACAGAACTGGCGGCGTTTTTGAATTTAACTGAGCCTTCCTGTCCTCTAATTGCCATGAGTTGAAAATGAAGGTTTGATTAGAGTTTAACCTTTTGTTGTGGTTGAGTCAGGTTTTTTTGAATTTTCTTGTTTTGCCTTATAGCGTTGCTCACAACGTCCATCCCAATAATTGACGTTTCGAACGCCTTTAACCTCTTCGATAACGTCAAGCATTTCTTCAGTAAATTCCATTAGACCTTTTCCTTTGTGTTTATTGTATTCAATAATATCAATTTAATCAGCGTGTCTTTGTTGTAGGTGTGGGTTGTCCCTGCCATTCGTCGTAGATACCAATTCGGATATTGCCGCAAACTCTTTGCATAAAGTTCTTCGTGGGTCGGGGATTTATAAACAAAAGGGCGCCCAATAGCATCAAGAATTTTTTTTATCATTTTTTTGATCCTCGACGATTTCCTGTTTTTTTAGCATAGTGAAAGAAAGAAGCAATTTTTTATGGAGTTTATGGATTGGCTTGTTATTGATTCAAAGCCCGAGAAAGATTTTTTGCTTGAGGTTTACAGCCGGCAAATTTTAAATAATAAAAATCACAAAGAAGTTGCGGAGATGTGCGTGAGTTTGTTACATCAGAACACAGTCAAGGATCAGATCATGTTTAAGGCAATTGAAAAAATTGGAGATCTAGAGGAAAAAGTTACAGAGTTAGAAATAAAAAAAGAGCGCCTCGAAAAGCGCTCTTGTTCTTTGATTGAAAAATTTTCAACCTATCTTTCTAAATAAAAATCAAAAAGCGTCGTCTGTTTCGATCTTTCTTGGGTTGATATTTCCATAACAACTTTCGCCGTCAGCGGAAATTTTCCCTTTTGCGTTGATGTAAATAACATCGCCTATTTCTTCCTGTCTTGTGACAGGGTTCCAAACTTTCTTGTCTTTCTTGATGTTCTTAGCATCCGCCGCAAGTTTGTAAATATGGGCGCAAAGAGCATCCGCAGATTTTACAGGGATAGCAATCGACATCTGTTTTGGATTCGCGTCGGAATCATCAAAAGGATTATCGTTCAAAGACCATTTCAAAGTGAAAGGTAAAGCGGGAACGAACTCGTTGAAATCAGCCATTTAAGTTTTTTCGGATTAGGGAACGAATGAATTTGTTTGGTTTAATACCTAGTTGATCGCATTTTTTCCGCAAGGCTTGGGCCTCTTCGTCATCAGTTCGAACCGTAAAAATATTACGGTTGTAGGCCTGATTACGTTCTTTCAATTGCTGGCGGATTAGTTCGCCAGAACGTTCGGCTGCCTCGGGACTCATTTTATGCGCTTTGGTATTGGTCTAATAGTTGGGACATGTAGTCGCCTTGCTCTTTTGTTTGAATATGGCTAGGGGCCAAATTCTCAGAGCTAATGTTGAACTTCGCCTTATAAAGTTTTTTGGCGTGGTTTTTGTTATCTGCTGAAAGATGCGGATCAGCCAGCTTAACTTTGATTTGATCTAAAACTTTAGGATCAATAGTTTCTTCTTTTTTCTGTGAAGTTTTTGGTGGCTCTGTTTTTTTATTCAGGCCGGACGGACTGCGACTAATACCCGTCTTTTTGTTGCTGCTAAAGCTGTGTTTTTGTTGTGGCTTTTTGTCTTCTGTTTCTGGGTCGTCGTTGTCACATTCAAGGCCAAGAATACTTTTAAGGCTATAGCGCCTCGCGTATGTAATGGCGCCGCCCCATGCGAACATTTGTTTATGCTGCGGAGTTGTCTCAGGAAGCATTGGAATAAACAAAGGGATTTCTCCTTTTATTTCTTCGCCTGATACATGTCTGAGAATTGTGATAACGGTGGGCTGACCTTGTGGCGTAACTCCAAAAGGTTGTGAAACGAAAAGTCCATATTCAAGCAAGACCGGGTTTAATTGGTCGAGCGTCATTTCTAAAGGCAAATAAGAATAATTATGCGCCGGTTTCGTGTTGATTAACTTCGGCGCGTTTTTCTTAAATTCGATTAATGCTTCGTTTAACGTTTTCGGTTTCTGTTGGTTCGGCATTGTTTAGACTAAGGGACTTCTTTAGTATACCTAATGAATTAAAAGAGTCAACTTAGACGACCTTCAAATGTTGTTGAACGTTCTTTAATTTTTTTATGTAGATGTACGCGCCCGCGTGTTCGCCCCGTTTGCAATATCTTTTTTCATTAGAATTTTTTACAACAAGCGAATCATCTTGCAAAACTGTCCCGCCCGCTTTTTGGCTTAGTCCGTCATAAGTGCTTCGCTCCAATTTCTCAAGGTCGCCATTTCTAACGCTTGTTACATATTTAGGCGCAGATGGTTTTAAACGCTGCGCGTTCTTGCCTGTTCCGTAATGGCTCTTAGGCCGAGGAAAAATAAAAACGATCGTAATGTCAACAGCGTCTTCAATGATTGGCCCACGATAAAACTTTAAAGCGGCTTCTCTGACGTCCTGCCTCCACGGCTTGACGCGTTTACTGCTTTCAATCATTACGCCATTACCGACGTGTCTTTTACTTCCTTGAGGCGCAGGGATGCCAACGACGGGGATATAAATTAAACCCATTAGAAAAACTCCTGCTTGTCTTCGAACTTTGCCCACGCGTCAGACCATGAAAGCCGACACGTTAAAGGGTCTTGAATTTCTCCGATAACTGTTTTGCCGGGTCTAGACCAAACCGTTCGGCAAGCATCAACGACGATTCCATGATGATTTGCCAGCGCGTCAACGTAGCTTCCAAGTTGAGCATCGGTTGAATAAATGCCTTTGTTTTTTCCTTGCGTTTTTAAATCAATCAAAACAAGTTGATTTGCCGCGTGGTCATATCCCAAAAGGTCCAACTGTCCGCCGACCGATTTAGAAAGATCGCACAGCATGTACTCAACTGCGAAAGGCTCGAAGCTTTTCCAATAGCTGTGATTCATTAACGGCTCGACCCATTCTTTGAAATCTCCGGGGTCTGGGCTTGGATCGCCGAGCATTTTCTGTTGCAAAGTCCAATGGACATGTACGCCGCGAGGTTCCCAAACGTGTCGATATTTTTCGATGTTTGCCATAGCTGCGGGGCTTTTATCGTTGCAAGCTTGAGTTGTTGAAAAGGCCAACCATTCGCCTGTAGGTTCCCAACAATATTTATGTCTTGCTTCGTCTCGAAAGATTGGCAGCGGGTCAAGTTTTAATCCTGACCATGCGTTTGGTTTTCTTTTTAAGGTTTGGCAATGTTGCCATTTTGCGAACGGGTTTGTTTGGTTCATTAATCAATTATTAAGGGGGGGGGTGTAAGTAGGAAAAAGAATCAAAACAAAAAAAGAACTTCGGCTTTTCGTCCTGACTTTGTTGGCCTCGTTATCTTCTTTAGTATTAAAGACGGTTTTGCCTTCGGGTCAAATATCATCCGACAAGAAAGTTTTTTATCTTTCACTAATTCATTGACGCGAGCGCAAACAGTCGCAAGGGGTAAACCTGTCGCGGTTGCAATTTCTTCTCTTGTGTATCCTTCTGGAGCTAATTCAACGGCATTTAGAATTGTTTGCTGTCCCTTTTTTATTTTGGGCTGAATAGCAATTGCCGCTTCGATTGATGTTTCTGTTCTGTTATGTGGTGCGGTTGGTTGATCAAATAGGTCTGTTTGGTTCATGTTGCCAAGTCTTTAGGATCAATAATTTCGACAGCCTCTCCGATGGGTAAATGTTCCCGAGCAAGGTTTTCAAATTGAACGCCTATATATCCATTAGGAAACGACGTCGGGTGATTGTTTGCTGTTGCGATTTGTTCCGCGACTCCGGGGCTTAATTGGTCGAGGTCTTTAAGCGTCCACATCGGGGCTTCTGGGTTCGCGGGGTTTGGTCTTGTTAATCCACCTTTTAAAAGACGGACAATTGTCGAACGTTCGAAAGCTGGTTCCATTAGTTTTCAAAACCTCCTGCTGCTGTAAAGACCCGAGATTGTAAAGCGGACGGAGCCGGCTCTTTGCTGGCTTGTCCGCCGCCGTTAATCTTCTCGTAGTTGGCAAGGGTTATCGAAGACCACGGGCCACGGGGACCGCCAACGATGGCCAATTCAATCTGAGCAGAAACAACAGCGTCGCCATATTTCTTTTGTATATCAATCAAGCCCCTGTGAAGTTGTTTCCATGAAGCTTCACTTTTTGCTCCTGACTTAACCGACCAAAAGAAAGCAATTCGCTCCGCGTGTTTCGTCAAGATAAAAGGAATTAATTCTTGCTTGAATCGAAATTTTGAAATTTTATTTTTTACCTTTTTATTATTAACTATAGTTTTATTATTAATAGGTAAAGGCTCCCCTTCTTTCTGAACTTCCTTTGTCTGTGTCGCCTTTCCCAAGTTAGCACGTGTGTCAAGGGCTATAAGACCCTCATTGATGACGTGATTGATAAAACCATTGCTGGACATGTATGAAGGCTTAATCAGGTTGCACTCGTCGATCAGATTGCAATCAATTCGAATAGGTTTTGTTTCCATTTTGGTTCAGATTGTTTCAGTAGTGAAGTGTTCCGATCATATAATGACACACGTCGAAAAGTCGTCAATACATCAATTGAAATATTGTTGCCAATGCCTGTATACTAAGAATAGGAGCAATAGGACTTTTCCTGCTTTTGGGATACAGGGTTTTTATTTTTCCTACATTCCCCCCCCCTACCGCCGAGGCTGAGATGCCAACGTCTAAGGCTTTACAAATTCGCGCTCAATTATTCGAGAGCCATGCCGATCCGTTCTTAATTGCCGCCGAGGCAATTGAGAGAAGTGATCGGCT